GCTGTCGCGTTCGGCATCCCCAAGAACGGCCTTTCCATGGAGGAGATTGTGGTGATTGCCCTTGCGGCCACCATGACCTTTAGCATCCTTGATGTGTTCGTGCCTGCCATTGGCGCGTCCGCGCGATCGGGTGCCGGATTCGGTATTGGTGCCAACTTGGTTGGATTCCCCATGATCCCCAAGTAAACACCTTAATAATTAACCTGTAATTTGCGTTATGCGAATAACGCCAATTGCTACAGAATATGCATATTTGATGCATTACACCGTCGGGAAGAACTGCCAATCCAGTTCCTTACACACGTCACGCCATATCATATCCTGTTCCAACTGTTTTTCACGGTCCTTGAGCATTGGGATAAAAGGTAGGTATTGTGTCTGGTCCAATAACACACATAGTTGGTAAAGTGTGTAGGTGTAATTAAAGAAGTTGGTGCGCGTTGGAGGGCAGTGAAGTGCCCAAGGTCGCTGGATTTCAATAAACAGAACACACAGGGTTTCATGGAGATCGCTGTCCATGACCGGTGGTTTGATTCCAAAGATAGAATTGATATACTGAATATGTTCAAAGTACTTGTTGAGGCCGAGTTTCCGCAGAATCTCACGCATCTTGTTGTAGTCTAATGTGGACAAATCTGTGATACGTTCCTTCTTAATGCGGTTTCGAATCATCTCAATAATCTCGTCGGGAATTTGCGTGGTTTCCTTTGCTTGGAACTGGGCAAGGATTTCCTTGAAATGATTTAGCCTGATGTATGCAGTATAGGATACTTCATTTGGCGGATCTTTGTTCGATGGCTTGGAGCTGTCAACAATATGACGGACAAATCGCCCACACTCCCGATTGTTGCATATTAGCACGCCCTCGTCTTCTTGTGCAATGAGTTCGCCCTTGTTGCAAAACCGGCAGTTTTCATGCTCGATAGTAAAATCCCTTACCAATATCGTCTCTTCATTGATGTTTTTCCAATATTTCTGATAAAGCTGTCGAGACGTATTATATCGGCTATGGTTTGTACCTGATGCCTCCTTCTTGGTGCTTTTTATCCGAAAAAAGGAATTCATCAGACCGTCGTTCGTGCGCTTTTGATCGCCGCTATTGATCTTTTGTTTTTCTTCGAAATAATCAAAGATGTATTTGGAATTTTCCAAAAAATAAGTGCTTTTCTCTTTTTTCAGGCGCTTGAGCTTATTTCCCATGTTCTGCAGCTTTAGACGAACTTCGGATGTTTTGGCAATTTCCCCTTCATCTACTTGGGTTTTTAGCGTATTATATTCCGATTCCAGTTTGGGTATCACCGTTTCTTCCAGGTGTCTGAATCGTTCGAGCATTTGATCATGCTTCACGTCAAGGGACGGAGCTACTTGGATATTCGATGACATACCTATACTACAAGACAACGGTTTATATGTTGTTGGGCAAATTAGTTTTCGTATGTTGACGACATTGGCGTCCAAAAGCGCAGAATAAAAGCTTTCAATAGGATATTAACATGCAAACAACAACCATGGTTATCTCCACCGACACAAATGTTAAAATGCACCATAAAGAGTTTCAGAAAATGGTATTCATCCATAACGCAATTGAGGATGGCTGGACTGTCAAGAAAATGAACGAAGATAGTTATGTATTTACCAAAAAACACGAAAATAGGCGACAAGTATTTCAAAAAGAATATTTAGAAAATTTCATCGAACATAATCAAGAATTGCGCGATCCGGGACTGTGTGAAATCGTGTAAATCCTCCCTAAAATATCTTAAAATCATTGGGGAGAATCCAACATTTAGGGATTAAAATGCGCTTATTTCTGAGATTTTTTTCTATTCTAAAGTATATAACAATGGGAGGTGCTCTTATGCAGCTTGTCGCGTACGGTGCCCAGGACGTGTTCCTGACCGGTACCCCTGAAATTACCTTCTGGAAGGTGTCTTACCGCCGCCACACTAACTTCGCCATGGAGTCGATCGAGCAGACCTTCTCCGGACAGGCCGACTTCGGCCGACGCGTGACCTGCACCATCAGCCGCAATGGTGACTTGGCCTACCGCACCTACTTGCAGGTGACTCTCCCTGAGATCAACCAAGACCTTGCCTCTGGTGACGTGTATGCCCGCTGGTTGGACTATGTGGGTGAACAGCTTGTCGCCCAGGTTGAGGTTGAGATCGGTGGCCAGCGCATCGACCGCCAATACGGTGACTGGATGCACATCTGGAACCAGCTTACCATGACCTCTGAGCAGGAACGTGGATACAACAAGATGGTCGGAAACACCCAGCAACTGACCTACTTGGTTGACCCATCGTTCGCCGATCTTGCCGGCCCCTGTTCCTCCACCACTACCGTGGGCCAGACCTGCGCTCCCCGCAAGGCTCTTCCCGAGACCACCCTTTACGTGCCCCTTCAGTTCTGGTTCTGTCGCAACCCGGGTCTTGCTCTGCCCCTGATTGCCCTTCAGTACCACGAGGTGAAGATCAACATCGATTTCCGTCCCATCGGCGAATGCTTGTGGGCTGTCGGTGCTCTTGCTGAGACCAGTGCCAGCCAGGCTATCACTGCTGCCTACCAGCAGTCCCTTGTGGCCGCTTCTCTGTATGTGGACTACATCTTCCTTGATACCGATGAGCGCCGCAAGATGGCCCAGAACCCCCACGAGTACCTCATCGAGCAGGTGCAGTTCACTGGTGATGAATCTGTGGGTTCTTCCTCTAACCGCATCAAGCTTAACTTCAACCACCCGTGCAAGGAACTTGTGTGGGTTGTGCAGCCTGATGCCAACGTGGACTACTGCAGCTCTCTTACTGGCGGCAATGGCCTCTACGATCTCATGGGTGCCCAGCCATTCAACTACACCGACGCTCTTGATGTGCTCGAGAACGCCACCTCCTCGTTCGCCACCGACGCCTCTGCCATGGTTACCATCAACAACAACGGCTTCCAGGAGGTTGGTCCCAACGGTGATGCCACCACCTTCGTCCTTGGCGAGGCTGCCCTTGGCATGCACTGCTGGGGTGAGAACCCGGTCGTCACCGCCAAGCTTCAGCTTAACGGACAGGACCGATTCTCCGAGCGCGAGGGATCTTACTTCGATACCGTGCAGCCCTTCCAGCACCACACCCGTGCCCCCGATGCCGGTATCAACGTGTACTCCTTCGCCCTGCGCCCTGAGGAGCACCAGCCCTCGGGAACCTGCAACTTCTCCCGCATCGACAACGCCGTGCTTCAGCTTGTGCTTAGCTCGAACGCCGTCGGTGGTACCTCCACTGCCAAGGTCCGTGTGTACGCTGTTAACTACAACGTGCTGCGCGTGATGAGCGGCATGGCTGGCGTAGCGTACTCTAATTAGAGAAACTATATGCAACTCCATCCATCCCAATCACTAACTAAATAGGCATTTATGCCAAATCTGAAATTTAAAAAATGAGTAGCAAAATATCGTTACTCATTTTTATCTTGTCATTCGACGTTTTTCTGCGTTTTGTTGCGCTCGCTCCAATATATTTTCTGGCTTGTAATTTTCCCGGATTTGTTCTTCGCGTTTTTCTTTGATATCGTTACGTATTTTCTGTATGCTTTCTTGATCAGGCTTATGAGGATTCCGTTTGAAGTGGACACCTATTGTAATATCCTTCTCTTCTTGTGGGTCGGGATACTTGGTGAATATACACAATAATTGGTTGACAAAATCGCCCATCGCAAGATCTCGTTTGAGGTAGTTACACGTCCCACAGCAAATTTGTATATTAGACTCTTCATAACCAATGCTGTTATCAATCCTATCTATCCCATTTGTATGTGTATCAGACGGATCCTTTCCACAAATTGTACATGATTGTGCGATGAGATCAGACCATTCATCAAGGGAGATCTCAAAGGATAATTCTTTTTTCCTTGCGCGCCTTTCATAATCGCGGTATGATGCTCCTTGAAAATCCCTGAATAACTGTGGGTATAGCGGACCGTTGATAATTCCTTGGAATGCGAGGATATGATGAGCAATACCAATGAAATGCGACACGGGCAAATTAGATTTCATATAGTTGCATATTTTGCAACAACTTACACAATTATCGCTGGTATAGTGGCGTTCGGAGTCAATACGATCAATTCCTATGTTCATTCGGTTGTCGCAATAATGACAGCCACCCGATAGTAGCTGCTCAAACTCATCGTCATCAAGTTCAAACGCAAGACCTTTTTCGCGAGCACTTCGTGTATAAATGAAACGTTTTCTATTTGTAGTATTTTTTTGATTTTCCAATAATTCGGCCGATCTTTCAGGATTTTTCTCTCTCCATCTTGCCATGGTTTCGGCATTACGTTTAAGATATGCCTCGCGGTTTTCCGCATTTTGACGCGCTCGGTAGTTCATGTCAATTATGTTTCGTTTTTCTCGATTGTTGTCAACCCATGCCTTCTTGGTGGCGATGTTCTCGGGCTTTTTCGATGCAGCTCGAGCAAGCTCTCTGTGCCGGTCTTGGTCACGTTTGCTGTCTTGAAGTTTATTGCTATCACGGCATTTTTTGCACGTTTTGGTGATGCCGCGTTCGCCCTGAAACATCGTTTCGTCGTATATTTGACAACATGTGGTGCATTTTCGTTTGCCGTCCTCTTGAGCAACCCCCTCTTCTTTTGCTTTTTTCCTGCGTGCGCGATCGCGCTCTCTGTCTTTTTCAAGACACTGTTCACATTTGACCTTCTTGTAGTTGTTGTCCAGTCGGGTGCGGCAGCCGCGGATATGATTCCTACAGGGGCGCAACCCGAGTTCCTCTGTCTCCGCGAGCCATGTGGCCTTATCAAATTCAATCCGGGTGTCTTCGGTAACGTCAGTATGTTCGTCGTGCCTCATATCAGTGTCAGACATTTGTATGTTACAATTAACGGACATATTGAATCAATTTTCTATCCGTTACCAATAACTCGAACCGCAACCCATATAAACGATTTACGATCATCAATGCAATGATACGTTATACAACAACCCAGAACCAGCTGCTCGTAGAGAGCTTGCTCGAATATTTCAAGGATTGGAACAATGTTCATCGATTAATGAACATCATTTCGGGCAAATGCAGGGTGTCAATCCGCGCGATTGACTGGTTTACTACCAACTACTCCAAAAAGCATCACGTGGTGTACATGGTGAACGGGCGTCGGTTTCGTGTGAACCTGGAGTATAAACTGCTCCTGAAGGGCTACTCAAAAAAGCGTTGCGACCCGTTTGCGCGCTGGGATCGCATGCTGATTCCCTACAATGACGAGACCGACATGGAGACTACTGTCGGTCAGATGATATTCTTCCGCTGGGCGTTTGAAAATCATATCATTGAGTACATGCTGGAACATATTGACGAGATCGAGGCAGACATGAATGAGCGTTCGGGGTCAAGGCGAAAGCGACCGGCAGAGGGAGGGCGCACCCGCAAGCGGCGAGAGGAGCTATCGGTGTCGGCGTGTAAATGTGTGAAAAAAGAGGACGTGACAATCACGGTCAAGTTCTCATGAAGTTATACAAGTTTGTTGACGAAATCCTTAATCGCCTCACCATAACATTCAATAATGTTCAGATTGTCTGCGCTGTTGTCTATGCGCAGCATGTTTCGGTCGCACGAATCGGTACCGAGCCAGTCAACGTGGTAATTATGACAGCGTTGAAGGTAAGCAAGCTCGATGTTGTCTTCGCCCGCGCGAGCGCGAATTTTGACGCGTTCCAGACAGGTCTCGGGCGGCGCCTGCATATAGATGATCCCCGCGTGCATAAACTCGGATGTATATGCGTCGTAAAACTGTTGGTATATCTGGTACTCAATAGACTCTATTTTCCCGTCATCGCTGAGCATTTTGGCAAAGATGTTGTAGTCTGCTTCGAGCGAACGCTCGCATACAAATACCGCGGCCTCGGGATTCTCGCGCATAGCGGCGCGCAGTTTTTGTACGCGTGTGGCAAATGCCATGACCTGGAACGCAAAGGCATATTTGGCGGGATTAGCGTAGAATTTGGACAGCACGTCGCCCTCCTCGTCACGAATTTCCGTCCACATATCAACGGGCTCGTCTACAAAGCATACTTGCTTTGAGTCCCCAAAGAGTTCACGCAGGTAGTTAAGAATGGTGGACTTACCGGCGCCGATATTGCCTTCGATCGAAACGATTTGGGGGAACATTACTAAAGATGGTGATTATAAAATCGACATCTTTTATGCACCTAATCAATTTTTGCGCACGTCCAGCGGCTGCTGTTCTATAGTGAGGCCTGTGGTTTGTACTTCAGAATATCTTTTGCCTGTCCTGTAGTGGGAAACCACTCTTCACCAAACACGTCCTGTAGAAGGAGCCATTCAAATATCCCTCCTGCGTAGACGTGTACCTTACGAAAGCCCAGTTTAATCAGCTGGTCGGCCTTTTGCTGTGCCGATGTATCGCATGTATTGCGGCCGTATACAATGATATTCTTGGAAGAGTACTCCATCCGCGAGAGCAGTCGGTTGATGATGTCGGGTTCATCCGAGGACCGCACGGTCCCGGAAATGATGCAGGTCTGCTCCCCTTCAGGAAGGGTATTGATCATGATTACGCAGTCGCGTTTGGCCGCCGTTTGCACGTCGGGATACCCTACCTGTGTTGCCTTGGTAGGAAACAGGAAGGGGAGCATGGTATGCCTGGCCCCAAGTATTTATGTGTGTTCCGGACGAAAATTGATTTGAAGACAGACATGGTGGAGAGTATATACAAATTATTATGGACCTTTCGCAATCGAAGATTACCAAGCAAGAGTGGGAGAGCCTTGAGGTTCCCGTCAACGAACGTGAAAAGAACGTTCTTGATATGCTCAACCGCGGCTACGCGGACCCCGCTGCGCGCCACAACGACCATAAGTCGCTGTTGCGCTTCCTCAAGATGGATGGCGATAGCTACCACCAACACCTCTATCAAAAACATTTCCATGAGCGCATTCAAACTACTGTGCGCAAGTACTGCCCTGATGTAACCTATACCCTTCCCACCGCCGCCCTTAAGAAACTCAACAGTGTGGATCTTGCGCGCCTCAACAACCTGGACAAGAACATTGATGCGAACAAAGATCGCATTTTCGAGTTCACCCTTATTGACCTCTGTTACCACATTGCCAAAAACCACAAAAAGAAACGCGACTGCTACGTGTCATACCTGTACTCACTTGTTCATGTACTACGTGTATCGATTGACGGTATCAATACAGGTGTTCTTTCGTACGCAAATGCCGTCATTGCCAAGTACTACGATTCGGTCAAACCCAAGCATATGATTCGCAATGCTGCGCGATTCATTGAGCAGAATGAGTACGTCTCCAAGTATCGCGATCAACAGCTTTATGCGCATCAACAGGACATCTATCGTGTGTTTTCCGACAAGGATGTCACAAAAGGGTCGTTTGTAACATACTGTGCCCCTACAGGTACGGGGAAGACACTTACCCCCATTGGACTGGCCAATGGCTACCGCATTATATTTGTCTGTGTGGCTCGGCACATCGGTATGTCACTGGCTCGCTCGGCCATTTCGGTGGGACGTAAGGTGGCGTTTGCATTTGGGTGCAAGACAGACGAAGACATTCGACTCCACTATTTCGCGGCCAAGGACTACGAGCGTAACTGGAAGAGCGGTGGCATATACCGCGTGGACAACAGTGTGGGTGACAATGTGGAGATCCTTATATGCGACGTGAAATCGTATTTGATAAGCATGGAATACATGCTGCGGTTTGGCCCAGCAGAGGGACTCATTGTGTTTTGGGACGAGCCCACCATTACGCTTGAACGCGAAGAGCACCCGCTGCATGAGGTCATATCGCGTAACTGGAACGAAAACAAGATACCCAATATGATCCTCTCTTGTGCCACTCTTCCGGATGACAATGAGATCCGTGTGGTCAAGGACCGTTTTGTTGCGAAATTTCCTGGAACGTCACTGCATGATGTGCGGAGCAATGACTATACCAAGTCCATACCTCTTATAAGCCGTGACGGGAAATGTGTTCTCATTCACAACCTATGTGAGTCCTATGAGGATATGCGTGAGGTAGTTCAGTATTGCATCGAACATTCTACCCTCTTACGGTATTTTGATCTGGGTGGCGTTGCAGATTTCCTCAATCAGGTGCACAAGGACGGTATGGTGCCAATTGAGCACTATTTCACAAATATTGAGGAAATCACAATGGATTCGATAAAAATGGCATATCTGAATACCCTCGCGGAACTCACGGAAGAGCAGTGGAAAAAAGCCCGCGAAACGGCGGTTTCGCGCGATGCTGCAAAATTTCCCGATGCGAGTGACAGTGGTGTGTTGTTCACGACAACGGACGCACATACGCTCACAGATGGCCCTACCATCTATCTATGCGAGGACACAATGAAGATGGCAAACTTCTATCTACAGCAGTCGCGCATCCCGGCATCGGTACTCGACGACCTCACCAAGGCCATTGAAACGAACAACAGTCTCTACAAAAAGATTACCAACGTCGAGCACTTGATCGAACAAGAGTTTGAGAAGACAGATGACCCTGATGGTAAGGGAAAGGGAAAGAATATTGGCAAGAGCCGTCTGAGTAATGACGGTAAGCGTAACATGACGGAAATCAATCGACTCAGACGCCAGGTGATGGCAGTGACATTGGACGATCGGTATATACCGAATACCCGGGCGCATCAGAACGTATGGGTTGGTCTGGAAGAGTATCATGAACAGGCATTCTCGCCCCGCATCGATGAAGAAAGTGCGGCCGAAATCATGTCGCTTGGTGTGGACAACATGATGAAGATTCTGCTTCTCTTGGGCATTGGCGTCCTGCGTCCTCGCGAAAACAGCAACAAACATTATGACGAGATCATGAAGCGACTCGCAAACGACCAGCGGTTGTTTATCATTGTGGCGTCGAGCGATTATATTTATGGAACCAATTACCAGTTCTGTCACGGCGTCATCGGAAAAGATCTCACGGAGATGACGCAGCAAAAGACCATACAGTCACTTGGGCGCATCGGGCGCGGACATATCCAACATACGTATTCAGCGCGGTTTCGGGACGACTCCATCTACCGGAAGCTCTTTCATAAGCAAGCAACTAACATCGAAGCGGACAATATGTGTCGGCTTCTGGGGGGTGACGTGGCAATCATATAAACGTTGACGCGTAGTACGTACATGATTATCCCTTTTTCTTCCATACATCAGGTTATTATGAAATATGCACCGGCTGTTGTTGTTGCCCCGCATGGCATGACAGACTTGATTCATGCACGAAAGTATCGACTGGTCGAAGAATTGTACCGTATCAATATGGGCGCCGTCGTGGGAGCGTTTGCTTGTCATCACTTTCACCATGACTCTATTATAACCGGACTGTTTCTTGTAAGCTCGGCCATTCACTTTCGCAACGATATGCCCGGTTTCGGTACCGTCGGTTCTCAAAGAACTGCAATACAACTCACACTAAGCAGTGCACTAATTGCAACAAGTACCATAATATCATGGGATGCCTTCATGTATTATATGATTTTTATCCATGTTCCCAACCATTACCGCATAAATTACATGCATATCAAGGATTCCAAGTGTCTTACTGCATTGATGGTGTCAGGGCTCGCCGGAGTTCTCGTTGCGTTATCGTATTCTCCCATTCAAGACCCATATATGGATTGGGCGACAAAAGCGCTTATCATTGCCCATGTAATTTATGAGGAAGTGCATATTTTTCGGCCAGTACCAACAAACCGGTAATTCTGACATGGCTTTTTAGCGGAGTAGTATATGTGGTTACTTTTATGGTTGGGAATACAGATTTGTCGTGCATATAATTGGGAGGTTGCACAAACGTGTGTAGATTTATGCCAGGCTTCCTATTGTGTAACGGAGTTATGGGACTGTCTGACGTGCAAACCGACCGCAAAATTGGAATACGTGGTTAACAAAGATGACTCAAAAGCAGTACAGGGGTATGATAGCAGTACTCATTCGTTGTTTACAGCGTTTCGCGGGTCAGCAAATACGCACAACTGGATTGAAAATATTCAAGCGTGGCGCATTGCGCCCTATAACGACAGCGACATCACAGTAGATAAGGGGTTCTACACAGCGTATAAGTATATCAAGGATTCCGTATTCGCCAATTTGGCAACGATGGCAACAAAGTACAATACCCGTCGGGTGTTGGTCACGGGACATAGTCTGGGCGCAGCAATGGCAACTCTTATGGCTTATGATATTCTCGTTTCAAGCCAATATGATATTCAATATCTTATTACATTCGGTTCTCCGCGGGTGGGAAACGACAACTTTGCGAAAACAATGAAATCGTTTTCGATAAATAGTTATCGGGTGACTCACTATTATGATATTGTGCCGCATGTGCCAGAAGAAATGTTGGGATACTTGCACATTTCCAATGAGATATGGTATGATGAAACGAACGATGCATACAAGGTATGTAACGATTCTTTCGAAGAAGATACCACATGTTCGAATTCATGTGCACCGGTACACTGCACCAGCACATCAGACCATCTGTATTACTTGAATGTATCGATGGGAAGCAGTGATCCGAGCTACTGTTAGGTTCATATGTTGCATTGCAACAAATGAATGGTTCTCTATGAGATGGATGGCATCTAATTGTACTTTCTAAAGTCCACTACATAAGGATTGCTTTTGAGCGCATCCAGGATGTTTGCGTCGGTTCGTTCCATCTGGATGTTCGAGAACACTTCGTTATTGGCGGTAGAGGACGCGCCCATGTGAGAGGCCGACGGAACCTGCGTGGGCATGGATGCCATCTGAGGACGGTCATTGCGTAGCATATCATTGCGGTTGGTGGTGACATTGAGATTCACTTCATGGTTCAGCATCTTCATGTTACCTGGCACCATGCGTCCCTTGATGGTCGAGCTCTTGATGTCGTTGTTGCGTTGGTTCTTCACAACCGACTCATAAGAGGTCATTTCTTTTCCGCGCGCACTTCCTGCGGTACCTGCATAATAGTAGTCGCCAGTGACTGCGCGAGACGTGGCTGCCTGCTGATGTCGGGCGACTTCGTATCCTCCGCCACGCTGGTTGCGATTGACGTTCATGTGCCCCTTGGACTTTTCCGTGGTCTCGCGATGAGTGGTCTGTGCCTTGTTCTTAGGGTCGTACACATAGGTCTCAGATACACGCGCACCTGCGTTCTGGTAAGGTCGCAGCGTACCAATGGTATTCTCCTTGCGACTTGGGCGAATAACGTCCATTACGGGTGCAATAGCAGCGCTCACGGAGTGACGGATGGCACCAAAATAGGTTTCATCATTTCCGACAGAGCGGTTATTGGCGTAAGCGCGAGCAGACCCGTGACCATGGTCGCGGTCGCTCACCTCCGTTTTTCTGTTTGCATGGGCGTGACCCAGGGGTACAGCACCCAGTTCGACATTGTGCGACTCGCGGTATTGACCAGGGATATATTCACCGCCAGTGTGGTAAGCGGCCGCGCCTTCGTAGTCGCGTACGGTTTCCTGACGGTTGGTAAATCGTTCAACCTGCTCCGCTCGTGAAGTCACGCCTTTCTCGCGGCCCGTGGTGGTAAACCATCGGTCCTCGGTATTCTCGTAGTGGCGGTCCGGGCGGTTCTTCTCGAATTTTCCCTCGCTACCAATGTTCTTGACGCGGGCAACGGCAGGACCTTCACGCCCGATTGCACTAATGCCGCCGGCCTTGGGGTTGCTTGCTACACGGAGATCATCCACGGTCTTGGGCTGCCAGTTTTCGCGCTGCATCATACCGGCATTAAATCCGTCGCCTCCCTCCGTTCCATACCCCAGTCCCAATCCAGGACCAACCTGTTCCTGTTTAAAGGGAAGCACATTGGCTTTGCGCATGCTGGCATTGACTCGAGACTGGTAGAAGTCGTTTTCGTTGGGTGCACCATGAGCCCACTGATAGTTATCTTCGGGCGCAAACAGGGGCGCCTGCTCTTGTTTGGAGATATCCTGTGATCCGGCTCCAGTGTAGTTATCTAAAACTGCTTCGTTGGCAGTGTCATCGCGCATCATTGAGCGAAGATTGCTGCCGAAAAAGGGCACCATGTTGTTGTGCTGGAAATAGTCACCGCCAACCTTCTCACCGGACAGTGATGTATACGTATCCGTGGAACCCGATGGCTGGGCGGTGAAATATTTATCCGTATAAGCCCCCGCAGCATTATTGTACCGGTTCACCGTGGACAATTGCGAACTGCGATCGGTTTCGGCGGACACAGCAGGACCTTCTGGCGGGTAGTTACGATCAGGTACATGGGCATTGGGTAGCTTGCTATCATTAAATCCCTCCTTTGCATTCTTCTTTTCCCGTTGTTTTTTATTGACGACGAACAGTGATCCTAAAGCAAATAGCGGGACAACTGCTTCCATGTTTTTACTGGTATATAAAACGGTTACATAATAATTGGGTTATAGTGAACTGTATGCACGTTGGCGTTGTCGAGCGGGAGCAGTTCGCGCATAGCTTCCATGGCCTCGTATACACGGACTGGAATGAGCGCGGCGGCACCGTTCGCCTCAAACCGCTTTACGTTGTTGAAGTAGGCATATTCCATAGGGACATCAAACTGAATTACGTGAATGTCGGTATCGTCTCGTT